TTGCAGGTGGCGGCATTGGAACGGCTTTAGCTGGAGCGTTTGGGTTAGCGGGACAAGCCGCGATGGGTCTTCAGATTGGGTTGTCAGCTATTTTAGGCAAGGCTGAAGAACTTATTATTCGTTTTAGGGAAGTAGGCAATGCAATTAACTCATTAAATATGGATGCGTTGGCGGGAAGCTTTATTACAGTCACGGAAAATACAAGAACTTTAGTACGCCAGTTGGTCGAAGCGGGCAATGCTCAAGCTGCGGTTTCGGTTGCAGCGAATGAAACTGCAATGCAAACCGGTGTTTTACCCGAAGCAGTTGCTGACGTTACCAACATTACTAATTTGCTCTCGAACGCATGGGACGAAGTTGTTGGATCAGTTGGTGGCCTAGTCAGTCTTATAGCTGCTCCGTTGATGGCAGCTTTGGCTGCTGTCTTAAAAATAGTAGCGATGGCCTTTAAGGGGTTAAACCTTATTGTTCAGGGAGTAGGGTATCTACTAAAAAAATTGTTGGGCCTGGAGCCAATTCTAAAATTTATAAGAGAAAACTTCAAAGGCATTGTCGAAGAAGAAGAAAAAGGCTTGGCCGCACTACAGAAAACAACAGAAGAACTGGACCGCGAATTTTCTCGCAATAAGGAACTTTTTGATATTGAGCAAAAACGCACCAAAGGCAAGACTGCAGCTGAAAAATTAATAAACGCAGAGGCGAAAAAAGAACTTGACTTGAAGAAACTTTCTTTTGAGACGCAGGATAAGATAAAGAAACTTAGAGAAGAACATGGCAAGATAGAAAGCCATGCAGGCAGAGTAAATCTAGAATACGCCGAAATACAGATCGAAAAAAATGCTGAATTGCAAGCGTTAAGAATAGAGCAAACTCTTGAACTTGACAAGCAAAACATAGCCCTTGCTCGTCAAAAAGAACTTGAAAAAGAGGCTGAAGAGGCTTTGAAGCTCAAGGTTGAGCAGCACAAGCTAGCTCAGGGCGCAATAGAAGCGCAAACCGTAGCTTTAGATGGTCAAGTGCAAATTTTCCAGCTGCAAGCTAATGCTTCCCAAGAGTTATTTGCAGTAGCGCAAGCTCGGGGAAAAGCAGAGCAAAGCCTACTGAAACTAGAAGAATCCAGGCTGACACAAAAACTTAAACGACTTCAAGAGGTCAACGGTCTCTTCCATACGCAAAGACAATTAATTGATCAAATTGCTGAAAACAGGAAAAAGCAGGCGCGGCTTGAGTTTGATACTGCAAAGCAAACTATCAAGCAGATGGTTGCTAAAGCGGAGTTGGAGCGGCAGTCAGTAGACTTCCAAGTCCAAAAGATCAGACTTCAAATTGAACTACTAAAACTGCAAGCAGAAGAAATTGAGGATACAGGCAAGAAAAAGGAGACTTTGGCAAGGATAAACGCAGAAAGCACTAAAGCATCTGCTATTGCAAAGCAAATGACAGAATCTGCTGATAAGAGTTTGGCATCTGCTAAGGAGATTGCCAAGTTCCAAGAGATTAGTGCCAAGAATCTACTTACCGGCAAATTAGAATCAATTGCATTGGAGCAATCAGAAGGACGACGAGCTATTCACGCTGCGGGCATAGCAAAAAGTCATCAACAAGCGACAGTCGCCCTTAAGCAGCAGTCTTCCTTTGAGGAACAGTTTGGCCTTGGAAAAACATTCACTGAAACAGTCACTACTAAGGGGCCTATAGACGCTAAGACATGGAAGAAGGTCATGTCTAAAGGCCCTTATAGCAGCCCCGAGCAAGTAGTTGACGAACTTAACAAGGTGCAAGGATTTGCAAAAGGCGGCCACGTCAGTGGAGCGCAGATGGCTTTGATTGGCGAAGCTGGCCCCGAGTATGTTGTTCCAGAGAGAAAAGCAGCGGCTTTTGCGACTAATTATCTGATGGGAGCGCGTGGTGCGGCAGCCATTCCTCGTTACGCGGATGGTGGCTACACCGGACCAATTAACATTCAAACCGGTCCTGTAATGCAACAGGGCGGTGAAACGTATCTAACTATGGGTCAATTTGAAGCCGGAATGCGAGAATTGTCAGAATCAGTTGCGCGTGGTGGTCGAAGCTACGGCTCACGACAGTTCCAGGGGGTCTCGTCATGAGCTTTAGAGGTCAAGCCCAGTATTTAAGGCTTTACGCATCGGGTGGAGCGGATTATCAGTTATGGCAGAATTTCTATGTAAATACCAGCGTCACTGTATCCGCCAAGTCTTATTCTTACTTTCCTTTTTCATGTAACAAAATCTCAGAGACTTCTGTACTGGGAGGTCAGTCTATAAGTGTAGAGTTTCCTGCAACATCGCTAGCGGTCAACGCTTTTCAGGCTGCGTTGAAACTGAAATACCTGTGCGAGGTAAGCGTTTACGAGTTCGACACGCGGTTTGGCATTGAGGCTCCGCAATCCGGCCAATTATTAATCGCAAGCTTTTTAGGTTACGTGACGGGAATGGATGGTTCGTTCTCTGCGCTTAGAGTAGAGCTAGGATCAGCTTTGGCCCCTGTTGGAGCGCAAATTCCGCCACAAACCGCGACAAATGCCCTAGTAGGAGTTCCTCTTCAAGCATGAACCTGAACATCAGCGAGCCTTTATTCTTACTGTCAGCTCAGACTGGGCTGTCTGTCTCGGAGTTGCAGGCGAAAGCGGCAAAAGGCAATCCAGACATTCAGGGGCCACAGCAGTACATGAAAACCGGGGAGCCAATACCTATTGTTTTTTGCCGTCGTAAGACTGTAGGGTCTGCTGAAGTAGGAGGAACAATGATTTCCCCAAAAGCGACCGAAGGTAATTTCTCCAACAATCTGTTCAAAAAAAAGCTTGAAACTGCCGGTACATGGGTAAGTAGCGAGGTTCAGGAAACGCTCTTTATCAAATTCTTGCTAGTAGCAAGTGAGGGTCAAATAGGGTCGCTACAGGTGAAAGATATGTTCTACGGCGGCTGTCGCAAAGGAACGTGGAATCAAGCTTATAATACAAGAGCTGGAACTTGGACCGCAGGAAATACTATTGATGATTACATTTATAGTGTAGTGGCGCAGAATGCAAACGGCAGTTACACTATCCCTACTTTTATCGCGGACAAGGTATACAAAATAGGCAACAGTCTGCACCAAGAGAGCGTGAATAGCGCATCTGGCACACTAGCGACATTTATTAATCCTTACATTGCTCATACAATGCCCACGTTTTGTGGAACGTCTGGATCATATAGCAACCTGACTACTTTAAGTTTTGAAATCGAGTTGAGTCCATATAAAGAATGGAACAAGCAGGTTAGCGCTTTTGTTCGCAACGGGTTGCAGCTAACAAGGCTTGTTGATAGTACAGCAGGATCATCGGACAATTTTGTTGATCTTGCCAAATACCTGATGACGCAAAGCTCCAAGGTTCCTGCAGATTTGATCGACAACACGTCGCTGACTATTGCCGCAAACTTTGTCAACACTAATAACTTTCTGTTTAATGGGGTTATTAGCAGCAGTGGAAACTTGTCCGATTGGCTTCAGAAGACTTCTTACAATTTCTTGCTGCGACTAACCAACACGAATGGGAAATTTGGATTAATACCAAGACTTCCGTACAATACTAACTATACGATTAAAACTACTCAAGTCACGCCAAAATTTGAGTTTACAGAAGACCACATATTGCCTGGTGGTTTTTCTATTGACTATATTGGCTTGGAAGACAGGGAGCCTATCTGCATTGTTGCCCAATGGCGCCAGCAACCAGACGCCGATTACGGCTTGGTACGGACAGTGGATGTTCGCTATCAGAACGAGGCCCTATCTGGTCCTTTTACTTCTATGGACTTAAGCGAATACTGCACAACGGAGAACCATGCGATTAAGGTTGCCACCTATAAGCTTGCTTCTCGCAAGCACCTTACGCATTACTTGAGAATAAAAGTACGAGAACGTAGTTACAATAAAGATCTAGTTGTTGGAGACATTGTACGTGTCCGTCTTCGGAGAGAGACCTCGGAAGGCGAGGTAGAATTTCACGACTTTGTGTATGAAATTACTCGAATCGAAAAAAACTTTGGCAGCGTTATCAATTACGATTTAACTCACTTCCCAATAGATTCTCAAGGTCGCAGCCTTGTTGCACTTGCTGTTAATGCTGCTGTTGGAGCGGGTAACATCATTGATGTAGGGAAAAGTACTCTTGATTGCGACATTAATAGTCCTACAGATAGTTCAAATATTGGTACAAGTAGTTCAACCCCTGGAACCGCTCCAGGCAGTGGAGATACGTCGTCTAGTATCCCAACGCCAACGCCATCCGAGTCCGATTCAAGCTATCCGGGAAGCATCGTTAATCCGGTCGATCCAATCGATAGTGCTTCTCCTCCGACGCCTGCAATCACGGGCAATTCGGGGTCAACGTTTGCCGGTGCAGGCGATACCCTGTCATTTGACCCAGGATGCCCCAACGCCAAAATTACTTGGTATTTAGTCGATATAAATACTGGAGATAAGACTCAAGTTGCTTCAGGAGTAGCTCAAACCTACACAGTTTCGGAAGCAGCAGCACAGGCCGGTGTTTATGTTTATGGTGAAGGATGCTGTCCTGATCCTTCAACTCCTAGTGGGTATGCCACCTGTGTTGAGTCTGATCAAATGCCAGTTTTTGACGAAATCGTTGATTGTCCTGGCGGCGGCGATGCTGGCAATCAGGGCACGTTCACTAAGGTTATCAATGTTGGTAGTGCGTTCCCTGGGTCGTTTTCGTTTAGTTATGAAGCCTATACGGTTCAGGATCGTTTTGTCATTTCAGGTGCAGCATCGTTAGACACTGGTTTTGTAAGCGGTAGTTCCACCGTAACCGTACCAAAAACAAGTGCTGGCAGTCTTATTACGGTGACTGTTTTTGCCCCTACGTCAGGCACGGCGTGGAACTATTCCGTTGGTTGCGCTTCCTAATGGCTAATTTTCCTTCTCTGGCACCACAAAGCAGAAGTTACACTCCTGGTTCGTTTGCGGTTTTGCGATCCACAACACTGTCCGGGGATGAAACGACCGTGCGAAGAAATAATGCTGCAGTAAACCATCAGTTGCGGCTTACGTTTGTTAGCGGATCGGTCAAAGATCAGAAAACAATCTTTTCGCACTATGCAGTACAGAACCGATTTGAACCGTTTGACCTACCGAGCTTAGTTTTAGAAGGCTCTGACTTGACATTCCCATCAGGGTATCAATGGATCTACGCTGGAGCGCCCACCGTTGCGTATAGTCCAGGAGTCATTGAGGTATCAGTACAGCTACAGCTTGTAGTTCCTTACGAGGTTTAATATGTCTCTTTTTCCAGCAATAATACCAAATTCAATCGACTACGATTTTGGCGTAGCGCAAGTAAGCGAATATGAGGCTTTTGGCCTAGGTCCAGTAAGGTTTAGGCATACGAACTCTGTTGCAGGTCAAAAATTTAGCTTGAAGTATCAGGGGTTAAATCAAGAGTCAATTACTTTAATCCGCAATCACTACGAAACCAACCAGGGAACAGCTGGTCAATTTTTAGTACCTGTGGACGCCTTTGGAGGCATTGACCTTCTTGACTCTGCTGCTATTTACAGATATGAACAGACTCCGACTGAACAGCATACTGGTGCTGGCCTTTACGACATCACCATCTCTTTACGTGCGCTTAAGGGCGTAGTTCTTGAGTTTATCCTTAACGGTGGACCTGCTACGCTTCCTGCAGAACAAGTTGTTGACCAGTATGTGTTCTCTGGAACGGCACCGTTTATTTTGAACGGATCTGACGCTTCTACGGCTACACTGATCTTGAACAGCGATTAGGTCGATCTGTGGCTGCAACTGAGATAAAGGTTCAAATGCAGCAACGACGCGACACCGCGTCGGGCTGGACTAGCGCAAACCCAACATTGCTCAATGGTGAGCTGGGTTACGAAACAGATACTAGCAAGTGGAAGATAGGGGACGGTTCAACGGCTTGGACTTCGCTGGGATATACGGCGTGGTCCCAGATTTCATACCCTATAGCGACAGCTGACATTGCAGATGATGCAGTGACCGGCGCCAAGCTGGCTAATAATATTGACATTGCAGGAACTTTAGACGTAACAAGTGCTGCAACATTCGACAATAACGTAACGATTGAAGGTGACCTAACGGTCAACGGCACAACAACGACAATTGATACGACCACACTTGTGGTTGAGGACAAAAATATCGAGATGGGGTCGGTATCGACTCCCACTGATGTTACTGCTGACGGCGGTGGAATTACCTTAAAAGGTGCAACTGATAAAACAATCAATTGGGTTGACGCTACTGATGCTTGGACACTTAGCGAGCATGTAAACATTGCTAGCGGCAAAGAATACCGGATTGCCGGTACAAAAGTTTTAGATGCAACAAGCCTGGGC